AGGATACACTGTTAAATATTCCCTATGCACTCGGGACACAAGGTCAGTATGATTTCAATAACCAGGAGTGGGGATTCTACGGAAAGGTAAGCTTAAACCTTTCTCCAACGATTAAGAAACTGTTCGGACAAGAGTAATATGATAGTGGCATCGTTTGTGGTGTAACGGTAGCACACTTGGTGAAAGCTAGGGGGAGCGGGTTCGAAACCCGTCAAGCGGTGTCATTATTAAAAGAGGTAGTATGAGACGAGATACAACACAGCTAGTACAGGTTAATGACGATAGATTTATTAACGAGAGCGATATTTCACAGATAATGCGTAATGGTAATGACGTAGTTACTTTCTGCAAGGATGGGTCAAGTCATACAATGAGCTTTTCTGGTAATCTTATGTCAGATTTGTGGTGGTTACGTTTGCGGGAAAAAATAGGGCTTAAGAGCTGAGGAGGCCGCATGGAGATAAAGAACTATATTTGTAATATCTGTCGTTCAAGCATAGAAAAGAATCCGGATGGAACGCTTAAATGTCTTATATTGGATAAACAACCAGATTCTCATATATGTTTTGGGTGTGTGGATGAGCTAAGGATATTTTTCCGAAGTGGTAAGGAGCCCGCATGAAAACCCTAATTACTACGTTAATCCTACTAACTACTGGAATTGTATTTGGTGCGGAGGCGTGTGATGAACGAATAATTGCGAAAGGAAAAGAGAGTATAGCAGACAGACGAGTTCTGTTGCATATTAGCAACGAAGAGTATGGTGGAGAGCATTATGACGGTTACTTTGTTCAATACTTTGCTGGAGATAGCACAGTCATTGGTTTAAGGAGGGACAAGCCGTTTTTAGAATTGCTTGATGAGATTGTGGCTGATATAAAGGACAGAGATGCCAAAACCCCTTGAGTGTATATACTGCCATAAGTTGTTTCCCGGGGAGATGAGGATGTGCCCGAATTGTGGAAGGTGGAGAAATAAGTATGCGAATGCGGTGGAAAAGATTATTTGTAGCATTGTTCTTGGTTTTAAGTATGACAGGCTGCGCGATATGTAACGGTAAGGTATTCTTGGGTTGGGGACGATACAAGGATAAAGACTTTGAGATAGAAAGCTCCCCGCCCTTGAAAGATATAGTCTCAATAAATGCTGTTGGAAAATGAAATTCCCGAAGATATTTTGGTGTAGAATAAACCAGAAAGCCTGTAGAAGAGGCCTTACTTGTAAGTGTAAAGAATGCGCCCGTTGGGTGCACTTTGTAAGTTTTTTAAAAAATATATGGATTGAGCACGACTTAAACCCCCCCATTAACCTACTGCGTAAATACTACAAGCCCCCAATTTGACTATATATATTTAGATAAGATATACTTGTTGGCGTATGGCGCGCCACAATCCAATTATAACCGGCCAAGTAAAGGTACTGGTCTGTGACCTTCATGCCCAGGGTCAAACCACAGTCAGTATCACCAAAGAACTCGCCTCACAAGGTATCAAAATTCAGCAACGTGCAGTCTGGGGATGGTTACATAATGCTAAAAACACCGCAGACATACAAAAAGCCGTTGAAAGATACCGCACTGACCCCCTTGCCGTAGCAATAGCCCACAAAAGAGTAAGATTAGAGGATTTGAACAAGGAAAGGGTGTCCCTTATAGCCACTTTACAGAGGTTTAAGGACCCAAAAGGCCTAATATTAGCTAAAAAGTTCAAAACATACTTATATGGACTGAAGCGTTTGATAGAAATGGAGCGGGAGGCCCGGGAAGAGATAGAAAGAAGGCCGGATATGGTGGCCTACTTCCAAAGAATAGGACCTTATGCAGACCACACTAACGAAGAGCTCCGTAAAACGGAGAAAGAAATCGTTGAACAGCTCCTTATCGTCAGCCGACAAGCCCCGGCTAGTCAAGGAACTAGTAACGGTCAGGAAAGCCCTAAAGGAACGAATAAGGGATAACCCGTTACAGTTCTATTGGCCGCATGCTTACGGTTGTAACGGAAAAGACTGTTCAAAGAATGAACATACCCACTCAGACTACTACGGAACCACATACACGGTAACAGGCTGTCCTCAGTTCCAATTCCATTGTGCACAATCACCTATAAATACATACGCAATGTTCGGCGCAAACCGATCCGGGAAAACGACATCGGGGGTTATAGAAGATGCTTTCCACTCTACCGGCCTGTACCCGGACTGGTACCCGGAGGACAAGAAGTGGACGAAGCATACCCGGGGCCGGCTATTCGCTAAAGACTTCCGAGTAGTGCAGGAGGTTATAACCCCGGAGATAAACAGATGGTTCCCGAAGTCGGTGATAAAAGACAAGGACCGGAACAATCAGGGTGTATACACCAAATACTATATAAAACACAAGTCAGGCGGGATAAGCACCTTCGATATTATGACGTACGAAATGGACTCAGACCAGTGTGAGGGCTGGTATGGACACTGGGTTCATTGGGATGAGCCGCCCCCGCGCGCGCACAGAGCGGCCACAGTGCGAGGCTTAACCGATTACGGCGGATATGAGTATTTTTCCCTTACCCCTCTTAAGGAGCCCTGGATATTTGATGAAGTGTACCAGAATGAGGATGTAGTGAATGTAACGTGCGATATACGGCATAATCTACTAAGGCCTAATCCTTTAACAGGACAGAATATAGGGCTTGCGGACCAGAATATACGCATAACAGAAAGCAAGTGGACACAAGAAGAGATAGAGGCAAGGGGCCGCGGGAAGTTCCGGTTCCTGGCCGGTAGGATATGGAAGTCCTGGGAACGTGAGATACATACCTTTGACCGTATGAAGATGTGGAAAGCTGGGGAGGGTGGCGTGATTATAGATGGCCAACCCCCGCGGGACTGGAATAGAGTAATGCTTATTGACCCGCATGATAGACAGCCCCATGCTCTATTGTGGGTAGCGCAGGACCCGGAGTATAATCGCCTATTCGCCTATAAAGAGGCATGGTTGGCTAATATGGGCTTCCCCGAGGTGGTAAGTCATATCATAAAAACAGAGATGGAGCATAGGGAGAGGGTAACTTACCGACTTATGGACCCGAACTTTGGCCCAAAGATGCAGGGCAATACTCGCAGGACTGTCAGACAAACCTTTGAGAATGAAGCTGATGTCCAGAACTACCCCATGAGCTTTACCTTTGGTGATGACCATAAAGAACTGGGTCGGAAGGCAGTATCGGAGTTAATGAGATATGATAGAAACCAACCTATAAGCATTATTAACCGGCCGGACCTTATGGTAGCGAAAGACCTGGTGCAGTGTACATACCAGGTAGAGCATTATGTATGGGCGGATTACAAGTTTGGGGAAAGAGACCCTAAAGAACAGCCTAAAGACCTAAACACGCACTTCCCGGATATTCTATGTTATCTAGGGTTATTCAAGTGGGAAGCCATAGACGCGGAAGTTGACCAAGGCGTAGGCGCATTTTATGTCTGAGAAGAAGCATAGAAAACACACAAAAATCGTGAGTGAAGCCCAGAGAGGCAAGTTTAGAAGCGAGTTAAGGCGTAGACGATTAGGGATGAAGCCGCAGATGAAAGGAATAACGACAAAAGAGCTTAAGAGTCATTTACAAGAGGTTAAAGGTAAAACGCTTGTGGCTAGAGTAAAAAGACTTAGGAGAAAATAATGTCAGCAAAAAAACCCGCGGAAGCCTTCAAGAAACCCAAAGAGGCAGAGAAGCAGGAAGAGAAGGATAAGGAAGAGGCTTTATCCATCCAGTTCAAGCTTACTCCGGAAGAGAAGAAGGACGTAGTTGATAAGATAGAGGCTATGCTTCAGGAGTCGGAGTCTTCAAGGTCGGGGTGGTTGCAGATAAGGCGGGACAGCATTAACCAGTATGAGGGCATAAAACAGCCTTCAGACTTCCCGTGGCCGAATCACAGTAACGTATCGACTATGGTAACGACTGTTGCCTGTGACCTATTGCACTCCAAGCTCTTTCCTATGGTGTGGAATGAAGGGGCCGTAACCTGGGAAGGCCGGGAAGAGCACGATATTGAGACTTCAGAGATAAACACTGTGGTAATGAGTTGGGTTGCATCGGTAGATATGAAGCTTCAGGATAAGGTAGATGATATAGTCCACAGGCTTGTGGTAGACGGCACGGTAGCCATTAAAGAACTATGGGTGCCCTACTGGACTTATGTAACACGGAAGATACCCAAGATAACTTTCGAGTCGATTCAGAGCGGTAAACTGGAGTATGAGGTCAGGGTAGACTATATCAGGCGTGAGCGTTGCGAACTTGATATACGGCCCTTAGAACGAGTATTCATACCATATAATACAGAGAGTTCGTCTCCGAGGTGGGAAGATGATGCCGAGTATATTCTGGATGAGAGGTGGTATACCCCTGAAGATTTGAAGGAAATGAAGGCGAATGGTGAAATAGACCAGAGCGTAAATCTTGATGAGCTGGTTCAATCTATGGATGAGATGGATGCGTTCCAGGGGACGGCCAAGGATAGAGCCGAAGCAGAGGGCAGTTCAGCCCCGAATACCATAAGAAGAGAAGGCCATAAGCTAAGGTGCATAGAGGGATATATTAAGCACGCAGTAGTCAAAGGTGATGTCAGGAGGAAGCAGTGTGTATTCCTTGTAGTCATACAGCCTAAGTTCTATCTATCGGGTAAAGCCCTTCATCATGTATCAAGAATAGGCAGGCGGCCATGGATTATCCGGCCGTTCATGCGCAGGCCCGGTCGCGCGTATGGTAAGGGTATTCCGGAAATGGTAAGACATTTACATACGCTATTGGATGCTATACATAACCAGAGGATTGATGCCGGCAACAGAGTAATAGGCGGTGGTGGTTTCTACAGGCCCGCAAGCGGCACGAAGGCAAGGAAGTTAAGAGTAGGGCCGGCAACGTGGGTACCGGTAGACGACCCCAAGAACGATGTTTATATACCGTCCTATAACATGTCGGGATTACAATGGAGTGCCCAGGAAGAGCGATTGGTAATGGAATTGATTGAGAGGCTTACTTACTTGACCCCGGCCATGCTCGGTAGGGAGACAGCTTCAAGGCCTACCGCAAGGGGAACGCTGGCAGTAATACAGCAGGGTGAGGCTAAGTTTGGATTGATAGGCCGTAGAGTACAGAGTACAATCTGTGAGGTATTTACTGATGTAAGGCAGAAGTATGAAGAGAACATGCCGCCGGCTAAGTGGGAGCGTATAATGGGCCGGAAGAGAATTAAGGACTGGCCGTCCCCAGAGTATATGGCAGGCATGTATGAAGCCAAGATGCAGTTAGACCTAACAGCAGTAGACCCTGAGGGTAAGAGGACACTGGCCGGGATGGTATTCCAGACAATGGCAATGGATCCTCTTGTATTACAGAACCCAGCGTTTATGTGGGAGGTACGGGCCAACTACTTGAGAGCCTTAAAACAGGAGCCGGTGGAGAGGTTTATAGGGCCCAAGCCACCTACGCCTAATCCTAAGGATGCAGATGATATATTCACAATGCTCGAGCAAGAGCAGACACCTGACCTTACTAAGGTAGACCCGGCAACAGTATTGCCGAGGTTGGTAGAGTTAAGGAACTCTGAACGGTATGAACAGATGCCGCCGGAGGCAAAGACTAAATATAATGCGTTCTTAAGAGAGTTACAGTTAAATTATATCGATAAAGTACAGAAGGGAGTTGAACTAAGTGCCCAATTCAATACTGGCGGGGCTCAAGGAGCTCCGGACGCACAAGGGTTACGAGGCCTTGCGCCTAATCAGCCTGGAGGGGATACCGGGGCTGCGCAAGCCGTGGGTCAGCCAGCTCAAGGAGCGGCGGGACAAGGCGTTAGACAATAACGATATTGCAGGAGCACGCTACTACCGAGGTCAAATACAGATACTCGAAAGACTGTTTGGGGTAGATAGCGACCTTTTAGATACATGGATAAGAGAGTTAGAAGAAGGTAGGCCATTGGAGGACTAGGTCCTAAGGAGGTTACTGTGCCGAGTCAAGAAGAGGTAGACAAGTATTTTAAGCTCTACAAGGAAACCGGGGAGAAGTTGGAGACCATTGTAGACAAGTTAGACAAGACAGCTGGAGAGAAAGTGGAATTGGTAAGTAAAGTAAAAGAGCAGGATGAAAAGATAAAGAAGCTGGAAGAAGAAAAGAAGGTTAAGCCGGCTTATGTACCGCCGGCAGGAGATGAGGACCTTACGAAAGTGTACACACTAGACAATCCGCCACAGACACAGGAAGAGTGGAACGACCTGTACGATTCTAACCCGAGCGCTGCTCACGACCTTAAGAACCAAGTTACAAAGGTAACGTCAGAGCATAGTGGTAAGATGAAGAATGCAGCCAAGACAGTACAGGACAAGCATCCAGATATGTACAAGCTGAAGGAAGACGGCACGATAAAGCGATTCAAGGCTGATGCGCAGGGTAATTATGCGAAGGATAATACTGGAGCCTTTATCGAGGATACGGCCGGTTTACCCATGCTTGACGAAGAATCGGAAAAGGGTAAAATCTGGATTGGGATAGCAACAGATGCAAACTTCCTGAGATCTCCTAATGCACCAGTTATAATAATGGAGGCTATGGAGAACAAACTTAAAACTAAGAAGGAGAAAGACATGGCGGATAAACTTAAGAAGGATAAAGAGGATAAAGAGATAAAGAGAACTGACAAGGTCGATAAAGTAAAGTTAGCAGCAGGCGGAGATAACCCACCGCCACCTCCAGAAGATGATGTGGAGATTAAGTACGGGAGTGAGGAAGAGAAAAAGCACGTTCACGCGGCAATAGCCGCTGGTAGATATAAGGACGAAAAAGATTATTTCAGAGCAGCGAAGAAAGGCTCTGTCATAAGCTACGGTAGAGGAGGGTTCTAGCGAATGTTTGATGGTGGCTTCAGGGAAATTTACCCTACCCCGCATACAGGAGGAGCTTTACGCCAAAAGGATCGCAAGGATTGGAGGGGCGTAAAGGGGGATGAATCGCGCTATGTGCGATGTCAATTTTGCGGGTTTATATGCGATAGGGACAGGGACTTGATTCTGAAAGACGGGTCCTATGCAGGAAAAGGTATATCCTATGGAAGCCAACAGTCAGCCTCTTATGCCGTAGGAGGTAAAAGCGTAACGGAATATTGGTATGAGCCAAGTGTTCAGGGTGGATGCCCTCACTGTGGTTCGTTCCTTTACGGGAAAAAACGAGGGAGGTAGTTAATGGAACTTGCAAGGATTTTGGGTTCAAACTATCCCTATAAGATTCCTGTCCCTGTCTTAGAAAGTGGAGCAATAGCAGAAGGCGAGATGATGATGAGGCATTCAACTTGGCACAGCGCGAATACCAAGTATTACATCTCAGCTTATACCAGTGATAATGTGGAGGCAGAGGATTCTATAGGGATTACATGTACATCGGCAGTAAAGGCCGCAGCGCATAAGGAGAACAATGACCTATATAAAATTGGGTCGGATGGGCTTCCTGATGCGACAATCGCTGAAGGCGGGAACTTCTTGCCGTGTATAGTAAATCCGGAGGCGACGTATTTTGCGTTCTACGACCAAGCGACTGCTAAGAGCTGTACTCATGCAATATCGGCTTCAACAACGTGGACAATTTCGCTCTTGGAGGATAATATCCAAGGCGGGTGGTTGTTTACGACTACTGAAGCCGATGCTACCGCAACATTTCCAGGATTGCTTGAGTATGTTGAGGAATCGCCTGCAGCTGGTAGTGCCACGATGGAGGTAGCTGTTACAGTAGATACGAGTACGGATTTTTGTAAGGTGCTTCCGATAGGGCATAGGCTTACAGGCTTGAATGCTGCAGCCACAGGCATGACGACAGCGATAGCAGCAGAAACTGGGATATATCTGGATATTCTTGAAAACTGGATTTCGCATTCAGGTAGTCCTAAGAGAGTTATGAGACAGTGGTTGCATAAGGGCATTAGAGGCGCAACCCAGTTGAAGGTAGAGGCAGAGTTAGTGCAGTTAAGGCATGTTTGGAATGCCACGGTAGACGGAACATAAAGGAGGCTTAAGATGGGCGTTCATTTATCATCCAATTGGCCAGATCTTATAGAAAAAGATATAAGAACTGTCTACATGGACAAATATCCTGTCATGGAAGCCATGGTTCCGGACTTGTTTGCTATACAAAACTCAGAAGCGGCGTTTGAAAAGACTACGCAGGCTGGGCCGGTCCCGGACCATACGGAGTTCACTGGCAGGATTTCGACAGCAGAGAGAACACAAGGATACGACAAAACGGTAACCTTCACCGAATATGCAGTCCAGATTCAGATACAGCGGAAACTCGCGGCTGATGACCAGACAAGGACTGTAAACAGATTTGGTAAAGGATTGGCTGTGTCGGCCAATAGGTCAAGGGAAAAAGTAGGTGTTAATCAGTTCAACCTAGGGTTTACCTTTGAACCTACCGATGGAGATGGAACAGAACTGTTGAGTGCAGCAGCTTTACTTTTGGAGTGTAATGCAACAGCTGACTGAAATACAAATAGGATATATTGCAGGTTTGATAGACGGGGAAGGCTATATAGGGTTGTCAAAAAGCCCTAATAAGTTTAGTCCTCGGCTTGGTATAGGCATGACCGACTATGATGTTTTGGTATGGTTAAAAGATTTAGTCGGGGGAAACCTATCAAGAAAGCATAGAAGCTTTATTACTGACGCACCGTGTTGGCAGTATTCAATGACAGCGAGTGTGTTAAGAGAAGTTTTACCTGTAATAGCTCCTTATTTGAAGGTTAAGCAGCGACAAGCCTATTTAATGCTTACCTACTTTTCTTACTTTAAGAAAGACGATAGGAACGCAATGAAGGGTTTGAAAGCTGTGGTGAAGAACCAATTTCATAAGCTGTTTAAAACAATGAATTCCAGAGGTAATAGAAAACGGGGTGAATTCAGGGAAAACCTCTCAGAGGCAACCTTGAGCCAAGCTCTTGAAGAAATTCAGGGGAAGGTGCAGAGACTAGAGTCCGATGTTAAGGATATAAGAAGGGCTAAAATTGTTGGAAGTTTAAAGAAGTATGGGAAGATTGCTCCTTTGAATTTAGCGAAGTGCCACTATAACGATGTCGAAAAGAATAAAAAAGAGTTCTTCGGCATAATGGCTGAATTGGAAAAAGAGGGAGTAACGAAAAGAACCTACAGCAAGTTTAGCAAGACTGGGTATTCTTATATTTATACAGGTAATGACTCCACGAGAGCCCCGGGCGAAAGCCATGATATAGTCCGAACTGATAGGCGACTATCAGAAGTGGAAGATAAAGAGCTTTCACGATAACATAATTGGCGCAGATGACCACCCGAGTCCTGTAGACGGAATATCGAATCAGAGCAATGAAGGTACTCTCGCTCTTGGTGCGGCGAACATAGAGACAACCCGCCAACTCATGTTGGACTTCTACGACATGATAGGAGAGAAGATACCTATTGACCCTGATATGATACTCTGTTACAAGGACAATGAGGAGACGGCCTGGGAGATTATCAACTCAACGGGTAAGGTCAATACCGCAGACAATAACAAAAGCATGCACTTTGGCAAGTACAAGCTTGCGGTGTGGAACAGGATGGTAACGAAAAACTGGTTCTTTATTGATAGCGGCATGATGAAGGATTACAATGAATGGTACAATCGTGAGCCGATTCAAATGTTCCAGGATAAGGATAGCGATACCCTTATCGCAAAGATGTTGAGTTACTATCGTTGCAATGTTGTCTGGTGGGATTGGCGTTGGATTATGGGAAACTTGGTATAGTTCGATATAAAGTTACCATTGACAAAGACTTCTTACTATGATACAATCACAGTAAGGAGGTGCTGAAATGAAAGTGGTAACTTATGTAGAACTAAAGAAGGTTTGTGGGGTTTGTGGTAATGAGTATGAAGCGAGACAGAGAAATCAAAGGTATTGTTCTAAAAAATGTAGAAAGAGGTATGATTACCTTATTCGCAAAGAACAATATGCTCAGAACTCAAAAAAGTATTATGCTAAATTTAGGGAGAAGTTCAAGAAAAAGCGTGCAGAACGCTATTGGGCTAATCCTGAAAAGTGGCGTAAGGCGACTCGCGATTACTATAAAGTTCGCAAAAATCAGAAGCATAAAGTTGATGAGATATATAAAGACAAGGTTAGACATGGAGGGAAACGGAAGGAGTTGCTTGATGCGAATGGTTATGTTTGTTCACAATGCGGTAAGCTTTGTGAGTCGTTTCATATCATTGCACATCATACAACCTTTAATCCAAAAGACCATCACAGTCAAGAATTGCTTTGTAGGTCTTGTCATGCTTCACTCCACAATCCTAAAAATTGAAAAGGAGTATATTATGAGAAAGTTATCTGTTTTACTCCTTGCAATTGCCATTTTCCTGTCAATTGCAAGTCTGAGTTTTGCTGAGAGTGCGACGAACCCGGCTAGCGACTATACTGAGCTTAGGGTTTATAACTGTATCTATACTGGAGGAAGTGGTGTTGTTGCGAGTGCCGGAGCGGATGTAGCATTAGGCGGTGGGAGTTCAGCCAATGTTAGAACTACTTTTGGGTGGGCAATACCGATCTCATCGATCCGAGCCGCGAGTAGCAAGATAGTAGGTTGGAAGATACAGACACTTGACCCGAAACCAGGTGGTACTTTCTCAGGAGTAATGGCTTCGTTGCATGACTTATCGTCTGTTACGAGCGACCATGCTGCTGCGGAAGCTGGTATGACAAACTCGACGCTGTTTTGTGAGGCAGAAGCCACAACAGCTGACCCGCAATACCAGATGTGGTTTCCTTACCCTGTGAAACTTACAACCCAATTAGGGGTTTTTGTTGAAGCATCGGTAGGGGCAGTAGTAAGCATCTACTACATCAGGTAGAGCACTATGAAAAGACTATGGGGATTCCTTTGTGGTAAACACTTTGGGATCCCCTCTGTCTTTGATATAGGGGTAATTGCGTTTATTGTGGGATTGCCGTTGTTAAGGATACCGGGCTATAATAGGATTATGATAACAAGTATGTTTATAATATTCGGTATTATAGCTTTAATGGCCATAAGCGCAGGCATAAAGAAGCAAAGGGACTATAAGAGCAGTCTAATGACCGTATTGGTATTGTGGTGTATGGTGCATGTATTTTGGCACAGCTTTAAGGGCGTGGAAGTTTTTGGTTCTATGATGATAAATTGGATTTTGTTGAATGAAGGCTTTATATATATATATTTGGGGATTTTCTTGATACTGACTATAGTTAGATATGCGAAGGCGTGGGGTTGGTATTACCCGGCCTTGATATTCTCAACCATGTATGCTTGGAAGAACATATTTGATATAAACAAAGACGCTGACTGGTCGATGACACCTATATTGGCTGGGTTGATTTCGTTTACGGTAGTGTTGCTTATGAGATTCAAGAAGTGGTGGCTTACCTTGCCTGTGATAGGTGTTTTTACAGGAGTAGTGATTTATAAATGGGATTATATCTGGAAAGTGAAGTGGATAAGCCGACCTGATTTCTGGAAGGTGTGCCTTGAGAGGCTGAAAGCCTCGAAGTTCTTGGGTAAAGGATATTATCATACTGTAAATACAGCTGATGGTTTTGTTGCAGGACATGAGTTAGAAGGCGGGGGCCTGGTCAGTAAGTATGTTCTTGAGCGTTGGGGTAAGGGTTGGAGGCAGAACGACCTTTTAGAGTTCGGTGAATATATGGGTATTATAGCAATGATAGCGGTGGTGGCAATCTTTGGATGTGCGTTGTGGAAGGGCAAGCCTGGTTTGGCCTACTTCTTTGTATTGGCGGTTGCTATTATGTGTGTCTTTCAGAGAACAATGTATATCCCAGTAAAGGGTGCTTTGATTACAATAATGCTGAGCATGTTGATATTGGAAAGGAAGGCAGGATGGGCTGGTTAAAACCTAGGATTATGTTAGGTGGCCTTAGGGGTAAGGATTTAAACACAGAAACGATGTGTCCGTGGAAGGCTGATTGCCCGAGCCATAATAGGGATGTCAGAATATCCCCTGATGTAGTAAGGAAGGTCAGACGAGAAGTTTCGTTGCCCCCCAAGATTGTATTAGTAGAGCAAGTCCAGCCCCATGTCAGATTGTATCAGTGCCGGTGTTGTGGCATGAAATTC